CGGATGGGCGGTCTTTATCGATCACGATGCGATGAACACCACCCGCGACTGGTTCCGCCTGATCGCCGAGGCGATCGCGTTCCTGCCGATCGCCGGCGCCTTCGTTGCCGTGACGAACCGCATCGATTGCCAGTGGCAGCGCGCCCAGGAATCCGATCGCGAGAATCACGACATCGGCTACCACACGAAGATTGGGCTCGCTCGCCTGAAGAAGCGGACGCTGCTCGACATCACCGACACCAAGGGGTTCGGCGGCGTGTGCTTCGCGCTCTCGAAAACGGCGTGGCGTGAGGCCGGCGGCTTCGCGGACGGCCTGCTCTGCGTCGATCACTCCATTCATTTCGGCCTGCAGCGCGCCGGCCGTCGCGTCTACCTGCTCGAAGGCCTCTACGTGTACCACCGGCGCCGCGCCTTCGTCGGCCCGCTGCCGGAGGACACGCCGCGAGCGGCGGACTGTCCATGCCGCGGACCCGAAACTTTGCCGATCGTTCGGCTCACCCTGCCGGAGGCGGCATGAACACAAATCATTGGTTGGGCGTGCGTCGGTTGGCGGACGCCAAGCGCACCTTCAACGTCATGTCCCCGAGTCGCGGCTGGCTCGATCGCGTCAGTCGCGGTATCGATCGCGCGGTCTCGGTGGTCAGCCCGCAGCGTGGCTTGAAACGTCTGCGCGCCAGGGTCGCTGACGACTTCCTGCGTCGACATTACGAAGGCGCGGCGTCCGGACGGCGAACGCAAGGCTGGAATCGGACAAGCGCCGACGCAAACGCAGCGCTCGGACCGGCCGCGGCCAGGCTGCGCGATGCCGCGCGCGACCTGGTGCGGAACAACCCCTACGCCGTGGCAGCCCTCAACGCGATCTGCGACCACACGGTGAACTGGGGCATCGTCGCGAAGACGAAAGACAAGCGCGCACAGGAGTCGTGGAACCGCTGGGCGAACAGCACCGATTGCGACGCCGACGGTCGACACGACTTCGCGGGCCTGCAGCGGCTGGTCCTGTCGACGGTAATCGAGTCTGGCGAAGTCCTGGTGCGTCGGCGCCTGCGTCGGCCCGAGGACGGACTCGCCATTCCGATGCAACTGCAGGTGCTCGAGCCGGATTATCTCGACACCAGCAAGGACACGACGGTCCTGTCCGCCGGTGGGATCGTCACGACCCGGATCATTCAGGGCATCGAGTTCGACGCGATCGGGCGACGCGTCGCGTATTGGCTGTTCCCGGAGCACCCGGGCAGCACCAGCACGCGGTTGCCGGCGTCGGTCCGCGTGCCAGCCGAGAGCGTTCTGCACATTTACAACGCTGATCGGCCGGGACAGGTGCGCGGGGCGTCGTGGTTCGCACCTGTGCTGTTGCGCTTCAAGGATTTTGACGAGTACGAAGACGCGACACTGATGAAGCAGAAGATCGCGGCGTGTCTCGCCGTGATCACGACCGACGTCGACGGGAGCGCAGCATCCCTCGGTGGCAATGTCGATACGAGCACCACACCGGAAATTGACAGCCTCGAACCTGGATCCATCCTCAACGTCGCGCCAGGGCGGGAAATAAAGGTCGTGGAACCGCCATCGGTGCGCGAGCACAGCGACTACTGCAAGATCACGCTGCAGGCGATCGCCACCGGTATGGGATGCACGTACGAGGACATCACCGGCGACTACTCCGACTTCAACTTCAGCTCGGCACGCATGTCGCGGCTCCGGCACTGGGCGCGCGTGTACGACTGGCAGTGGAACCTCATGGTTCCGCAGTTCTGCTCGCCGGTGTGGGCGTGGACGATGGAGGTCGCGCAGATCATGCGGCTGGCCAACACCGGCGCCGTGGCCGCGTGGACGCCGCCACCGATGCCCATGATCGAGCCGGACAAGGAAGGGCTCGCCATCCAGCGCAACATCCGGACCGGCATCCTGACGCTGTCGGAGGCGATCCGCGAGCGTGGCTATGACCCGCGCGAGCTGCTCGAGGAAATGGCGGCCGACAACAAGATGCTGGACGAGCTCGGGCTCGTGCTCGACAGCGACGCTCGCAAGATGACGTCACAGGGGCAGGCGCAGCAGCAGCCGTCCGCAGAAGGGGTTGCCGCGTGAACCGGCCGCGCCTGGAGGCGTGCTACTTCGGCGACAGTGCGCAGTGGGAACGCATGGCGACCGTGCTCCGGATGACGGCCGAGACGCAGTGCCCAGAGTGGAAGGTATCCGTCCGTCGCATTCTGCCGGAACCACGCACCAGCGCGCTCGGCCTGGCGCCCAGCGTGGCGAACACGCAGAAGCTCGACGAGTGGTGCCGGATCATCGGGACGGCGGCGAATGGCGATCGCATCCTGCTCATCGACGCGGACACTGCCATCCTGCGACCGCTCGATGACGTCTGGGAGCGCGAGTTCGACCTGGCGTATACCACGCGGCGCCGAGCGCGAACCCCGTTCAACGGCGGCGTGCTGTTCGTGCGCGTGTCGCCGGTCGTGCGTCGGTTCTTTGTGGAATGGGCCGCCGAGAACAACAAGATGCTCGCCGATGGCGAGTACCACCGCCAGTATCGGCTGAAGTACTTCGGCCTGAATCAAGCGGCGTTCGGCAAGCTCCTTGAGGACGGCCGACTCGATGATCTGCAGCTGCTCGAGCTGCCGTGCGTCGAATGGAACTGCGAAGACACATCCTGGAAGCGGTTCGACGCCTCGCGCACGCGGATCCTACACATCAAGGACGGCATCACCACGGTCGACGGCAATCTCCGCAAGGCGATCTTCGGCGGGCAGTGTGGCCACATTGTGCCCACGCACGTGCAGGAGCTCGCGTTCATTTGGAAGCAGCTGGAATCCTACGCGCAGCGGCGGAGGTCGGCATGATTGCGATGACACGCGCAGACGAGCAGCCGCCGATGATCGCGCCGCTCCACACCCTGACCACGCAACAGCGGCGCGTGCTGGAAGCGATCGATGCCTACTGGCGCGCGACCGGTGAGGCGTGCCCAGGCGCGGTGCTCGCGCGACGCTTCAACCTGCACCATTCATCAGTGCAGAAACACCTGATCGCGCTGCATCGCCGCGGCTGGCTACGGTCGGCGAGTGCGCCAGCGCACCTCTCACGATTTCTCGACTAGCTGATAGGCGGAATCTGCGGATCGGCGTTTCGAAGGTCGCACAGCGATACCTCGAGGACGTCGCAGTCCGCATGCAGATGCCTGTCCTCGTAGACGGATGACACTGATGCCCTGAATCCTACGGCTGGATACAAGCCGGCGGCGCGTCTGGCGACTCCGTCATCGATGACCGCATACACCGAATCGCCATCGACTTCGAGATCGCATCGGCCGAGCGGTGGTTCTTCCCGATCGAAATTACGCGTGAGCGGCACGCCACGCTTCGGAGTGATGGCACCACGAACGAACCCGCTCTCAGTCGTGTCGTCCATTCGAGCCACAAGGATCTTGTGCGGTCCGCGCATCGACGCTGCGGCCTTCACCGGAATGAATCCAATCGCTGCCAGCACTGAGAGAAAAAGGCGTCGAGTCATGGCCGCGATCCTACCATTCCGCGATCCTGCGCATTCCTTCTCGTTCTGACGTACCGCAGGATTCGCGGGTCGCAGACTTTGCGGGCTGACGTCGTCGCCACCGTCGTTCACGCTGGTGGCTACACATGTCGTCCCCGCAGACCATCGACATCGGGCCTCTCTCCGTTCGCGCCGAAGTGGGCGCCGTCAACGACGAGACGCGCACCGTCGATCTGATTTTCAGCACAGGCGCAGCGGTCACCCGCTACGACTGGATGTCCGGCAAGCGCTACCGCGAAGTGCTCGGGATGAAACCCGAGAACATCCGATTGGATCGCTTGAACGCCGGCGCCCCGCTGCTCGATGCGCACTCCGCGTACTCGATCGGCGACGTGCTGGGCGCGGTCGAAGAGAACAGCGCGCGCGTCGCGAAGGGCCAAGCGACAGCAACGGTCCGCTTCAGCAAGCGCGATGCGGTGGAGCCGATCTACCAGGACGTCAAGGACAAGATCATCCGCAGCGTCTCGGTGGGCTACCGCGTCCACAAATTCATCGAAACCCAAGGCAAGAACGACGAAATGCCGACCCGCGAAGCGGTCGATTGGGAACCCTTCGAAGTGTCACTCGTGCCGATGCCCGCCGACACGGGCGCACGCGTGCGGAACGACGACAAATCTCTCACCAATGCGTGCGTGATTGAAACACGCGACGCCCAGCAGGAGCAGCACATGGCGAACGAGCAGACGTCCGAAACCATCGCGGAGCGCAATCCGCTCGATCCCGGTGCGCCTCTGGCCGCGCAGGAACCCACGACCGAGCAGCGCAGCGAGCAGACCGACTCCGAGATCGGCGCCAACGTCGAGCGCGATCGCATCGAGGGGATCATGGCCGCGTGCCGTGCCGCGAAGATGCCGAGCGAGATGCTCGACAAGCTGATCAAGGACGGCACAAAGCTGGTCGACGCGCAGCGGCAGATCTTCGAGGAACTGCGGAAGCGCGGCGGAGACGATCGCGGTCCGCAGCAGTCGCGGAGCGCCGTCGACATTCGTCTCGGCAACGACCCGATGGTGCACATCCGCGCCGGCATCGAGAACGCGCTGACGCATCGCCTGGCGGGCGACGTGCGCAATGCCAAGGGCGAGCTGAAGTTCGCACTGACCGAGGTCGGCCGCAAGTACCGCGGCATGGGCCTGCTCGACATCGCTCGCGCGTTCCTGCAGGGGCAGGGCATCCGCGTGACGGACATGTCGAAGAACGAGCTCGCCGGCACGGCGCTCGGGCTGACCGGCGTCCGCGCCGGGATGCACAGCACGTCGGACTTCCCGAACCTGCTGGCCGACGTCGCCAACAAGACGCTGCGCGCGGCCTACGAGGAAGCGCCGCAGACGTTTCGTCCAATCGTGCGCGTCGTCTCGGCCGCCGACTTCAAGACAATCAATCGCGTGCAGCTCGGGGACGCCCCGGCGCTCGAACTGATC